GCCATGTTTATTGCATTTTATATGCAGTTAATATTGCTTCGTAATCTCCCTTAACCTTAGTTAAAGGAAATGGTATTCTAATCAGTGTGCCATCAGGTATGTCGAATTCTGAAGCAAATTGACCATTTGCGTATAAAATAAAGAAATCATAAAACGGATTTCCATAATATTTTTGACTAAGTTTGTCCATTCTGCTGAAATCCGAATTCCAATATTCATATTTATCACTTGGATTTACAGGTAAATTAACATATGGCATCGCATCAACAGTGCCATCACCATTTCTTAATATTGCATATCTGTCATAATCTATATTTGGCATAATTAAATAATTTTAAATTAACCCATTAAATTGTTTTGTATTACCGAATTAATTATTGCTTTTACTGTACGCTCATCATCAATTGTCTTCATTTGTGCTTGTTCGGCAGTCAATATTTCTCTAATAAATGACTCTTGTTTATCAGCTTGTTTTGAAGGTAATTTATACATACCAGCATTTGTATAAGAAGAGTTTGCATAATAATTGAAAGTAACTGCATTCTGCAAAGCATCAATCGGTCCTTTTAATGATTGACCACCGATTAACTTCAATTGTAAAGTAACTTTTGCTAACATTGGTTGCATACCAAAACCTTCTGGGTTCATATCCCAAGTAGTATCAGAATAATCAATAGTATAATTTTCAATTATAACCTTTGTGTAAAAAAAGTCACCTACCCTTAAAATACATATTGGCTGACGACCAAATACTGAATTTTTTGCAGATATACTGGCAGGTCCTGTAGCATTTGCAGGGTCAGGACTATTCCATCTTTTTGAAGCACCTTGTCTTTGACATTGATGTAAAAATGTTAATCTTTTATGCATATCTTCAGGTGTTTGACTATGAAATACTGGATAAAAATAATTACCGCTAATTGAATCAAAACCATGAAGAATTCCTGTATCAGTAGTACCATTTGCAGTAGTCGTTCCTCTCTCATTTAATACACAAGATAAGCTGGTTTTTATTTGTCTGATCTGAGTCTTGGTAGCTTCAATTTGTGATTGTAATTTTGAAATATTAGTTGTGTCTGTTGGACTTAAATCTGCCTTTACTGGTGGTAATGTTCTACCATTCTTATGAATATCAATTTCTGCATATCTCGCTTGTTTAGTTTCTTTATATGGAATAGCTGCTTTTGTAGCAGTAGCATCGCTTGCCTGAACATCACCAACGCTTTCACCAAGCACAGTATCCCAAGTAACTTCAATATTATCAGCAATAGATTCTCCGAACATTGCAACCAATTTTGCTTTAACTAAATTTTGTACTGCCTGCGCTCTTCTTTCACCCAACAAATAATTGTATTGTGCACCACCTGCACCTAAAAATAATTTAGATGCAGCACCATGAATATAAACACTATAAACAATTCTATTATTTTCATCATTAAAAATATTAAAAAGTGCATTATTTAATACATTATTACCAAATTGATCAGTAAGTCCCACTGAAGTATATTGTGAACTCCCACCTGTCAATTTATATGTTTGGTTTCCATTAACAATTGCAGATTGTGTTATACCTGTTTTAAAATAACTATCAATATTTAACCCCCAACTTGTAATATCTGATGAAGGTAATCCATCGTAAATTTCATAAGTATATTTTGTATATAAATCATCAATAATTGTATTAAGATTATCATTTACTGAAGGTACGTCATTTGGAAATACAATTGTAATTTTTGTTTCTGGAAGATCATTTGGTTCTGCAGGTTTTGTTTTTCCTTTTATTGTCTCAATATCACTTTGTAATTTAGCAATTTTGAACTCATAATTTTCAATTGATACGAATTTATCAACGAATGGGTCACCGCCAAATGCAAAAAACTCAGCAATTTCTCTTTGTTTGCCTGTCGTATTAGCATAATTCTTTAATTGCTGTGGATAATCAACAAGTAATGTAAAACTAAGTGTTGCCCCTCTTTCTGAACTTATATAGTTATACATTGGTTCATTTCTACCAATTATCATTGTTGGTTCGAATTTAGCACTACTTGTTTCCTGAATTTCAAGATTATATGGAGGAAACCACATGATTCGCCCATTGAACGGACCGACCTCACACGCAGGTATTGGTGAACCATATTCATCATCAATAATACCATATGTATCTTTACTTAATACCCTAACTGCAAGATTTTCAATTGAAAACATTAAGTTTTTTGGATTAATTGTTCCGTCTTTCTCAAGTGTTGGATGAATACGTGGTATTACTGACTTATAAATTACAGAATCTTTATTTCCGCCATAAACCTGATTACCATCGAATCTAATTGCTTTTGCAAATCTATCATATTGATCTAAACTACTATGTTGACGTACACCAGTTACACCAGCAATATTATTATTCGGGTCACTTGCATATGTACTTGAATTAGCTTTCCATAATGCAGAACCATTAAATCCATCAACCTTACCATTCTTTGTAAATGCTTTTCTTGTTATATCAACAATCTTTCCGTTTGTCGCATTTAATAAATTTCGAGTATATTCTAATAATCCCGCACGTATATTATATTGAGCATTTATTGAACCAGAAGGATTTACCTGTTCATCAGCATGATTGGATGTTCCACGTAAATCATTAATATTATTATTTGCATCATTAGTAATTCCATCTCTACCCCAGATAAGTTTATTACCTATATTATCATTGCCAAATTCTTTATTGTTATTAACCCAAGGATTTTGAGCATTATCATTCCAGACATTATTAGTATCAACAGTTTTTTCAGTAGTACCAAAATTATTATTTATAAAATCTTGATTAGGAGCATATTCAGGACTGTCACCTTCTTCATTGATATATGCACTGATCATACTTATATTTGCATTAGTAATTGATATACTACTTTTTACAAAATCATGTGATAAATAAGCGTTAAAATATTTATTATCAAAATTAAAAAATCTTTTATCGTCTTGACCAGTACCTACTTGTTTATCATTTCCACCTAAAACAATACCTCTTGGTAATATTTTTGCACCAGCACCGCTTGCTGCACTATAAAGTGTGCTACTATCCAATTTGCTCTCTTTATATATGTTCTGATTTATTGCATCATATAATTTTCCTAATTGTCCAGTACCAGTATTATTAATATAATCATCATTGGTTGGATTTTTTGTAAAAGGATTTTTATTTGTTGGATTATTGAATATCAGGTCATCGAGAAAGTTTTGAAATCCTGATTGTGGTACTTTAGTTATTTTATAATCGACATTCTTTCTAAATAATTGTCCACCTTTAAGAAAACCGCCCAAATCAATTTGTGGTAATGTTTGTTGTGCAATATGTGAAGAAAAATTCATTGCAAATTGTTTACCCAACATCACCAAACCAATTTCACTCAATGGTGTACTATTACCAATAAGACTTGCAACATTACCAATTGCACTATTTTTTAAATCAAAACCACTAAATGGAGCAAGTGCCGAACCAATACTACTAATAGCATTTATAACTTTTTGTACGCTGTTTGGATTAAGCGGATATTCAACATCAGGAGTATATAAATTTCTTGATTCCAGCACATTTCTTAAATTAGCTGAATTAACCAACAATCTTGAATTGCCACCATTGTTACTAAAATCATTACCCGAAGTAGCACCTGCAAAAATTGTCTGTGGTTGATTTATGCTGTTATCACTTGCCATTAATACTTTTTTAAATAAATACTTGAAATATAAATTTAAAAAAGTGTGAAGTTATGCTGGTATGTTAAAAAGGTGTATCTATATAAAAATCTTTTTTAGCTTCTTCATAAATCTTAATTCGGAGATTTTTTTCTTTTAAACGCTCCCACTCAATATATATAAATTTAGCATTTGATTCATTTTCTTTAAATTCTTTAGGATGTGTTAAATAATATCCAAATAGATCAATTGTTTTTATTATTGCAATACTATATAATTTAAGATCAGTTGAATTATCAAAATACGCCTGCCAAGTAAATTCAGGATAAAGATATCCATATATAATTGCATAAATTCTTTTTTCTAACTCAGTAGTGTTACCCGATTCTCTTTCAGTTCTAATAGTAAACGTATTTTTTATATATCCAAACTGTACTCTTGATGCAATACCCTGCAAACCATATTGATCTTCTCGAAAATAATCAATGCCTGACTTTACGTCAAGCGTTTTTTTTAATTCATCTTTCTCTGATTCAACTTCAATAATAGTACCAGATATTAATTTTGGAATAACATGATTCTCTATACTTCTAATTGCTCTGACAGTATCTTTAATATCTTTTTTTACTTTTTCTTGTGAATCAGTTTCCATTATCTTCTTCTTTTATTTCTTCATTGATTATTAATTTACACCCTCTGCTAATTGCTATGTCCAGATTGGCTTGGTTGTTATCACAACCTTTACCAATTCTGCCTAATTTACTGGCTGCAATTAAGAAAGTACCAGTACAAGTGAAAGGGTCAACGACTAAATCTCCTTCTTTAGTGGTTTGCGTAATATGTTTTATTGCTAAATCATCTGGCTTCTGCCATGTGTGTAATTTATTTGCTTGGCGACCATCAGGTGCATTTTCTACTTGAGCCGACAACATGTCATTAGTAATTGAAATATCCAATTCTGGTGAATCTTTACTATATAAATGCCATATTAATTGGTAGTTAAGATTATATTTCATTTTTGGTGTAACTCCCAAAGTGTTATTAAATACCCAAACCAAAGGAGTGTCAACAATAAATTTATCTTGATTTAAAAGCACATTCAAATATGCTTGAATTTCCATTGGATATGCACCTGAAAATATGAGCATTCGACCTGATTTTTTGGTCTTTTGAATTGCTAAATTCAACCAGCTTTCAACGAATTCTCCAACTTTACCTTCTGGAATATCTGTCATATATGGCGGGTCAGTGTATAAAAGTTCAATTGAGTTGTCTTCAAAAGTATTAAGAAAGTCCTTACAATCCATTAAATGTACTTCAGGTATAATTATCATATCTGCCTTGAATTTTTCAATATATTCAGCTTTCTTTGCTTGAAGTTTTTTTGATTTCTTTTTTGCTTTTATTTCTTTAAGAGTCTCATTAAGTTTTTTCTTACCTGCTCTTAATTCTTCTACTGTTTTATCATTGGCTTCATTATTAATTAATTCAAGTGCTTCTTTAGCTTTTTGTAAAGTTTTTTTATCCGTATCTTTATCAACCAATAATGCAGCTTGACTTATTTTAATTGAACCAGCTTTTGTAGCATCTATTATAACTTCATCACCACTATTATCTATTTTTTTTACTTCATCAATTGTAAAATATGAAACACCAGCTTTTTTAGCAAGTTCATCACGAGAATCTATTGTTACTAATTTAACTTCACCTTTATGTTTTCCTTTTTTTATCGTAACCAATTTGGTACGGTCCGCAGATATCTGCGGACCCCCTTCAGCTATTTGAGTTTTTATTTCATTTTGTTTTTCTGTAAATCTTTTTTGTTCAATATCTTTAAGTATATTGGCTAAATGTGCACGTTCATAATCATTTATATTTCTTCTTCCAAATTGATTAATTATTATCCATTCTTTAGCATATTCAATATTTTCAAATTCTTTTTGGGTTGTATTAAATAATATATTATGTTTAAGACATATTTCATATCTGTTATGCCCATCAACAATTGTTTTATTCCAAAGAATAAGTGCATCTCTACAACCATCATCAATTATACTCTTTTCAAGAAGCTCATATTCTTCAGATGATAAAGGATAAATTAAACTTTTTAATTCAGGATTTATTTCAATTGTTGGTATATCAATTGAATTTTCATTTGATGTTAAATTTTCATTCATCTTAATTGGATTTAATTTAAAAAACTAATATTTTATTTAATTGGGTGTAAAAATATATAAAATAAATTTCATATGCAAATTATTTAAAATTTATTTGGAAAGTCTTTGAACTTATCATATTAATGATTATATTTGAACTGTGATTCGATTTTTGAAAAAAATTGGAAATTTTTATCCCGTGATACAAATTTTCTTTAAATTCGAAGAAGTTAAATACAAACAATGTAATCTTTGTTTAAATTCGCAGAAGTTAAAAAAGTTTTGAATTTGAATGTGTTTAATCTCGTCCGAAGGACAGACCATTGAAGTTTAAATGAAAAACTTGTCAAAGTTACAGAAAAATTATTTAATAATCCAAGTGTTTTTAATTAAAATCTAAAAATATTTGGATTATTTATTGATTTACATTCTGGGTACGTAACTCTTCCTGATGTGTAATTGCAGTATTTGCTTTAAATATTTTCTGCATAAATCGTTGACCATCAATATTTAAAGTAATGTCATTTGCAAGCTGAATATTCTTATCTGCGAATTCTACTTTTAATGGAGTTTTTAAGAGTGTTGCCAACTGTGCAAATGCTGAACCACCTTTAGTATTCATAGTTGAAACAGCATTAACTGCATTTTCAACAGCAAGAAAGTCTTCTTTACTACCATACATAACTGCATTAATTTCTTTAAATGCTTCACCAACTTGAGCTATTGCTTCAGAATTTTTTGCAATTCTATTTAATGTTGCAGAAAATGTAATTAATCCTAAACCACCAACTGTAAAAAGTGCCATACCTGCTGCCATTGCAGCAATACCTGCACCTAATTCCAACATATCTTTACCAGAACCTTTAGCAGAAAGTGATAATTTAGCAAGACCCATACCCATAACTCCAATACCAGCAGCAGCAATACCAATACCTGCACCAATACCAAGTACTGCTAATGAAAGAGCACCCAGACCGGGGGCAGCAACCAATGCAGCATTACCAAATATCATAACTGCAGCAGCAGCAAGTGCGCCAACTCCAACAACCATTGAAATTGATCTGACGATTCCTTGTAATGCTTGTACTTTTTTCTCGTCTAATTTATTCATTGCATTTGCAAGTAAACTAATACCTGCAGCAGCAGCACCAATACCTGCACCCACACCTAATGCAGCAGCACCAATACCAGCACCTGCACCAGCAAACATTTTTCCTTTTCCAGCCATTGCAGCACCTGCACCTATACCTTGACGTTGTTCAGCCAAACCACTAAGACCTTTTTTACCTAAACCTTCTGCAACTGCTTCACCTTCTTTTCCAGCACCTTTTCGAAGAACACCGCCAAGACCGCCACCGCCACCACCAACTGCTTTTGCAGCACCCGATACAAATCTATCAGCAACACGACCTAATCCAAGTGTTATAACTTTCCATACTCCACCTGCAGCAAGTAAAGTTAATGCAGCACCAGCTATACCTAAACCACTTTTACTTAGAAAGTTTGCAAGTGGCACAATTGTAACACTCATTACTTTATTAATTGTAGTTAATAATGGTAATAGTGATGCTTTAAGCATTTCTATAGTAGCCTTGAATGTTTCATCAAATGTCATTGCTTGTTCAGCACGTTCCTGTAAAGTTTTTCGTTCCTGTATAAATGAATTTGCCTGATCTGAAGTTAAAGTACTAATATCTTTCATAGTACCACCAAGAGATACCTGAAGTTGATTAGTCTTTGAATTTAATACCATTGCACCAGTAATCCACTCTTTTTGTTTTGTGGTTAATCCTTTACCACCCATTTGTCTTTCAGATAAATCTAATTCTGCACGTCTTTGTGCAATTTTAGTCATTTCTTCAGCACTAATACCAAGTGCTTTACCTGCCTGTTCAAGTCTCTGTCTATCAGCAGGACTTATAAATTTTTCAAATACGCCTTCACTATTTTTCTTAAAGGTAATAATACCTTTAGTCATTTTAGAAATTTCTTCCTGCCATTTTTCTGGTTCATTACGAGCAAGATAAAACGCTTGAAACGGGTCAGTTTTTGCAAAATTACCACCCATAACCTGTAAATTTGCAAACATATCAATAGCACCTTCAAGACTTTTTGCAATTGTTGCAGAATTAAGTGCAGATTCTACACTAACCTGTAATTTTTCGGCATTTTCAGCCATTTTAGCTATGCCTTTAACACCAGAAACAAAACTAAATGTATTTACTTTCTTAAAATTATCTATAATGTTTTTTAATACTTTAGTAGTATTAACACCCATTCTTTCTGAAGTATCAACAATACCCTGTGCATAATCCATTGCAGATTTAGCATCAGCACCCATAAATTCAAATTGCGCACCAAGTTTTGTTGCCTGTTCAATTCCTAATCCAGTACCTTTACCAATTAAAGTAATATCTTCAAGCATACCTGCAGTTAAAGCACGTGCCCTACCTGTTTCATCAGCATATCCCTGTTGAATCGTTTGTAAATCGGCAAGACTTCCGCCTATTCTGGCTGCAAATACTGCAGATTTTTCAAAAGCTGCTCGCATTGCTTCAGCTTTTGCACCACTCATTCCAAGATTAAGAATGGTATTTTTTATTGTTTTATCTGATTCTTGTAAATATTTCCAACCTTCTTTTATCGCATTACCTAAATCTTTTGCTAAACTAACAACCAGTTGTCTACTTTTTTGTTGCTTAACCAATTCTTCATTAATACTTCTTTCATTAGCAATCTCCTTATTTTGTTCATTAACAAGGTCTTGTAAATATTTTACCTGACTCTCATCTAAAGTAGCAGCATTAGATAATAATTCATTAATTACTTTTTGTCTTTCACTAATAAGTAATTGAGTTTTAGTTCTTTCACTTTCTGCTTTATTGAGGTCTTGTATTAACTCAAGTGATTTTTTATAATCATCAACTGATCTTGCTGCTGCCATTAATAATAAATTTAAATGTTATATATAAATACAAAAGATCGAGTTTTTATTATCTCGATCTTTCATTATCTTTTTCTATTTGCTTTTCTTTGTGCCTGATCTTGAAGTTTTTCAATTTCTTCATTTTCTTTTTGTAATAAATATAAAAAGTGTCGTCTACGATATATGGGTATATTTTCTATATAATCTGCTTGAAACTTAGCGTGCTTGGTCAATATATATATTTCTTCGTTGACCATTTTTTTATAATCACCCGCTAAGTTCTTGGGAAAAAAAAGTCTACGCCCACAGATAAATTAGCAGTAAATTTATAATTATCTTTTGTTACAAATTCATATGCCATATTAACGTCAGGACTTACAGTTAATATTTTTTTACGTATTACATAAGCATCTAATGCTGGCATTGCATCAACAAATTTATCAATATATGATCTATCTGTTTTGTCTTCAATTGCAACAATATGTGCTTTTAATTTCATAGTACTATATTCATTAACTTCACTGTGATATGCTTCTTTAAATGCTTCAGCTTTTTTAGAAATTATTGTATCTTCCCCAGAAGTAAGTAATCTGAGAGTAACTTTTTTCTTACGCATAATAAGGTCAACAAAAAAATGACCAGCTTCATCAGGTAATTCTTCAACTTCTTTATATTGAAGTTTTAATAGGTCAATAACAGTATTAAATGGTATACCTGTTCTTGGGTCATTTACCTGTACTGTATAATTTGCGCCATAACTTGAACAGCGTAAAAATAAAATAATTGCATTTCTATCACCTTCTAATAGATTATCAACAATTACTCCCTCAGTTTTAATTTTTCTTTTAAGAAGCATGTTAAGTACATTTCCGCTATCAATTAATGAAGGAGTTGTTAATAAATCTTCATCTTTTGAAGTCATGTATTCAACATTAACCTGAGATAAGCCATTTGGATAAAATACACCTTTTGAGGGTAATTTTACGATTTCATACGAAGTCATCAAATCAGGGTCAGTTTCTTTGGACATCGCTTTTTCAAATTCTTGTGGATTAAAATTTGATTTTGGCATTGTAGGAATTGCCGTTGGTCTATCTTCATTATTTGTAAGACCATGTTGTTTTTTATACTTTTCTAATGACGCAGCTACACTTTCTTTTTGAGGTGCGTTTTCTAATTCGTTTGTCATAAAATTATAATTTTTTATACTTTATTATTGTTTTCGATAAATACTGCAAAAAAAATTTTTTAAAAATAATTCAAGATTTTTAATTAAAATACGTATTAACATATAATGACTATAGATATAGTCACATAATTATATCTATAGTCAAAGAACTAAATAAATAGTCATATAATTATCATGGAAGTAAAAATTTTAGTAATATATATCGGAATTGGTGGTATTAGAAGTGAAGATGTTGATACTTACATGAAAAAAGTAACAAAGAAAATTACACCAAGTACTTTTGAAGGTGAAATCATTGTTCTGCCAACGCAATTGCTGGTAGCACCAGATACAAGAATTGAATGTATTAATCCTATTTATATCACTGATGCTGAATTAATAAAACAACACACAGAAATAATAAAAAAATTACAAGATGAATTGCAGATTCAACTTAATATATTAAAACAAAAAAACAATGAGTAAAAAATTAAGGGTAGGTATTGATGTAAATGAAATTTTAAGAGCAAAATGGTATCAGTTTGATAAATATTATATAGAAGAATTTGGTGAAGAAGGTGCTCCAAAAGGACAACCATATGTATATGATTATTTCAATTCATATGAATTTAAAGACACTATTGAAGTGGGCAAAGAATTAAAAGAACCTGAAGATATGCCACAAAATATAAATCCTCTGGACTATCAGATAGACGAAAAACTTGGTGAACCACCAGCAGATATCTTTTTATTTAAAGCATCTGTGAAAACTGAATTAACAGGAAGAGAAGTTTATAATCGTTTTGTAAATCAGGATTTTCTTTTTGAAATTAATGGTGCTGCAGCAATGATGTATCGAAATATGGATGTGGATGTTAATAAGTTTCTTGAAAAATACCAAAATAATGTTGACTTTACGGTATTATCGATTGAAAATAAATTTACAATACCACCAACAATGTTTTTTCTAAGTAAAATATCTATGAGATTTAGAAATTATAAGTTTGTTGATTATTCATCCGAAATGTGGCAACACGTGGACGTGTTAATAACAAGCGACCCAGCAATTCTTAGTCGTAAAATTCCTTGGAGAAAAAAATTAATCAAAATAACAAGACCTTACAATGAAAACATAAAAGCAGGGTCAATTGAAGTAAAACAAGTTGCCAATTTAACTGACAACAAAAATTTTGAAAAAATAATTAAATATAAAAAATAAAAAAATGAGTGAAGAATTATTAAATAATGAAGCACAGAAAGCTGAATTAGAAAAAATCGAAAAGATCAAAGTATCTTTAGCTAAAATTACAAATAAGAAATCAAAATTCTTGTTCTGTATACCCGAATCACAAAGTCCAACAGCTTCTGTATATGAACTTTATTTTCATGCTACAGTTGTAAAAAACATGGGATACGAAGTAATAATTATGGTTGAAAAAGGTGACTATGTTCCACCTGTTTGGGTTGAAAAAGAATTAACAAATCATAAACATGTATCAATGGCAGACCCTAAGTTGACGGTAGGTCCTGAAGACGTAATGGTAATTCCTGACATATATTCAAATGTTATGGAGCAGACAAAAAAATTACCCTGTGTAAGAGTTGGTTTTTTACAATCGGCAGATTATATGACCAGTGCATTAATCCCGGGCACAGACTGGACATCATTTAATATTCAGGATGTTATTACAACCTCACCAGTACTTAAAGAATGGCTTGAAACATTTTATGGTAAAGGCAAATATAATATTAGAACATATAATATTGGTATTCCAAATTATTTCGAAAAATCGGACGTACCTCAGAAACCAATAATATCCGTTATAGGTAGAAACGCAAATGAAATTAGTAAACTTGTAAAACTCTTCTTCGCCAAATATCCACAATATAGCTGGATAACCTTTGACCCTATGTTAACAAAAAGTAAACCACCACAAGCAATGCGTAGGGTTGATTTTGCAAAAAGACTACGAGAAAATTTTGCTGCAGTCTGGGTTGACAGAATTTCATCATTTGGCACATTTCCGCTTGAATGTATGAAAGCAGGTGTTATTCCAATCTGTCTTAAACCAGATATTATGCCAGAATATATGATTGAAAGAGATGAAAAAGGAGTTGCAACTAAAATTGTTGAAGGTGCTGGTATCTGGACAGAAAATTTTTATGATCTGCCAGTATTAATTGGTGAAGTACTTGTTAAATTTCTCGATGATGCAATAAAACCTGAATTATATGAAAGTATGAGTAATGTTGCAAGCAAATATTCTCAGGAAGCAAGTGAAAAACGTTTAAATGAAATTTATGGTGAAATAGTTAATCAAAGAATTGCACTTTTTAATAGTGCACTTCAACCACTTCAAACTGTTATACCCTCAACGCCAGTAGCTACATTAAGTGGTGATACTGCACAAACACCAACACAAACTGTTGATATATTATTACCACCAGTTAGTGAAGAAAAATAATTTTAAATAAAAATAAATAAAATGAATATATCAGTAATAATTCCAGTACACGAATATAACGAACAGATTTCAAGTCTTTTAGATAAAGCAATTGAGTCAATACAAAAACAAGAAGGCATATCTGAATTACCAGAAATAATCGTAGTATGTGCATTTTCAATTCAAAAAGAAATGATGGACTATAAAGATAGTTTATCTATTAAATATCCATCAGGTAGTACTAATATAAGGTTTACCATAAATCCAAATAAAACAGATTATCAATCACAAGTTAATTATGCTGTTAAAGTAATACTTACCGATTATTTCTCGGTACTTGAATTTGATGACGAATATAGCACAACATTCTTTAAAAATGCCGAAAAATATGTTAACTCATATCCAGAGATTGATGTTTTTCTAACAATGATGATTGAAGTTAATGAAAAAAATGAAGGTATTAAAATGACAAATGAAACCGTTTGGGCACAACAATTCGTTGGAGAAAATGGTGAAATGGGTTATTTGAATACCAAAGCACTTCAGCAATATACCGACTTTAAATTATCAGGTGCTGTTATTAAAAAATCAGAATTCGAAAATCTTGGAGGATATAAATCAAACATTAAATTAACTTTTATGTATGAATTCTTACAGAGAGCGTTAAATAATGCTTGTAAAATATATTCGATACCTAAGATTGGGTATAAACATCTTGCAACAAGACAAGGTAGTTTATTTGATGGTTATATGAAAACAATGCCAGCCAATGAAAGAAAGTTCTGGTTTGAAACAGCAAATAAAGAAGCAAATATAATGGGCGACAGAGCAATTGATATGTCGAGACTTCAAAAATAATCTTTATATGAATTTATATTGTTAAATGAAAAAAAAAGTTGATTATGAAGTAAATGTACCATACTTTGCGGAAAAAGAAGAACAAGCGGTTATAGATTATATCACTGGAACAACAGCAGAACAAAAAAACAGAATCTACAATGAAATTTTATTAGTACCTTTTCGTAAAATGATAGAATCAATATTAAGACGCTATCCTATATATATTGGTAATTATGATATTGTTGAAGTAGAATCTAATGCCCGTAGCCATTTGATTGAACATATGATTAAGTATAGACCATTCATTATTGAATATAATGAAACTGGTTCTCTAAAATGGAGTAAATCAAATATTTATAAATATTTTCTTGTTGAAGAAGCTAATGAAATGTTAAAACGTTTAATTAAAAAAGGCGATTATAATTATAGATTATTTAATTCTAAGGCATATAGCTATTGTCAGACAATAATTCGAAATTATTATAAAGATCATAGCAAAAAAAGCTATATTGAAAAGAAAATAAATTTATCTTTTGATGATCATATTGATGAAATTAATGAAAATATTGAATATTCCTATGAACTTGAATTAGAGACTCATCATCAATTTGAACAATTAATTAATACTGTTGTCGAAAAGATTGAGACTAAAATTAATAGTGATGACACCACAATGAAAAGAAATGAAATTATTGTAGGTGATGCAATAGTAAATGTTTTGAAAAATTGGCACATATTATTTATGGAAGATACACCAGAAGGTAAGTATAATAAAAGAGTTACAAATAAATTTGCTAAAAATAAAATTTTGTTATTCCTGAAAGAGCAAACAAACTTATCAACTAAAGAAATACGAATAGCAATCAAACCGTTTAAAGAAATCTATTTCATAGAGAAGATGGACTATTTAGAGGATTAAGAAATGATTAAAGTATATCAACAATTTATAGATCATGAAAAAGGTGATTGCATGCAAGCAGTTATAGCAAGTTTATTTGAAAAAACAATGAATGAAGTGCCAAAATTTATTGAATCAGAAGGTTGGTTCGAAACATTATATAATTACTTGAAAGAAAATAATTATGAATATTGTGGAATGATTCACAATAAATATTATAGTCAACTCTGGCACACAAAAACTGATTGTTTTAAAGAACCAAAATATCATAGACGTTCGACAATGACACCAAAAAGATTATATAGAGAAAAGGGTGTTAAAGGTTTGTTTTATGCGGGTATTTTATCTCCAAAGTACTTTAGTTGGGGTGCAAGAGAAGATGTCACACATGCTGTAATTATTGATAGAAACTATAATATTGTATTTGACCCAAATCCTGAATATGAAAATTTATATAAATATCCACTTGCAAATCTTCTTAAGTATAATGGTGTAATAGATGTTTATTTAATAAATCCCAAATAACTCGTATTTATTTACAAAATTTATGTATATTTGTAAAATATTAAGTATTTATATTTAAATGAAAACAATACATAAATCATATAAATTTAAAATTGCTCCCAATAATGACCAAAAAGAACTCCTTGCAAAACATTTTGGGTCTTGTAGATTTGTGTTTAACTATTTTTTAAATAACAGAAAAGAAAATTATTTAAATAATAAAACATCATTAAATTATTATGATAATGCAAATGATTTAACTCAACTTAAAAGAGATGAACAATTTGTTTGGTTAAAAGAAATTAATTCACAAAGTTTACAGTCTTCTTTAAGAAATTTAGATACTGCATATAATAAGTTTTTCAGAAAACAAACTAAATTTCCACGATTTAAAAGCAAATATGATAGACAAAGTTTTACAATACCACAATCAGTATATGTTGAAAAAAATAAACTTTTAGTACCTAAATTCAAAGAAGGAATTAAAATAAATTTACATAGAAAAATTGAGGGCAAAATTTTATTTGCTACAATATCAAAAACAACAACTGATAATTATTATGTAAGTATTACTTGTGAAATAGAATATCAACCGTTTAAAAAAACAAATTCAAATATTGGTATTGATACAGGTATTAAAGATTTGGCAATACTTTCAAACGGTAAGAAATATGAAAATATTAAGACATTAAAAACTAATTTAAAAAAAGTAAAATATAATCAAAAGTTGTTGTGTAAAAAACAAAAAGAAAGCAATTCAAGATTAAAACAAAAACAAATTTTTGCAAAAATACATGAAAAAATAACAAACATTAGAATTGATTATTTGCATAAAGTCAGTACAGAAATTATCAAAAACCACGACATTATTTGTATTGAAGACCTTGCAGTTAAAAACATGATGAAAAATCATTGTTTGGCACAATCATTCTCTGATGTTAGTTTAAGCACTTTTTATGATATGCTTGAATATAAAGCTAATTGGAATGATAAATTAATTGTTAAAATTGATAAATATTTTCCAAGTAGTAAAACTTGTAATGTTTGTAATTACATTAAAGAAGACCTTACTCTAAAAAATAGAGAATGGACATGTCCAATTTGTAATACAAAACATGACAGGGATTTAAATGCAAGTATAAACATTAAAAAACAAGGTTTAAATATATTGTCTGGTTCAGGGATTGAGTCGGACTTGAAACAAAAACATGGTGAGGCGTTGCCAATAGGCGAGTCAATGAAACACGAAACTAATTTAATTAGTAATTCACATGTACTAAAACTATAATCATATTTATTCTTAAAGTATTTATAATAAATTAATGAAAATATGAGACCAGTAAGAAAAAAAATAACATTTGACGAAGAAAGTGCGAATAAACTTCTTCAGGAAATATACGATGATAGTTATAATCAGAAAGCAAAAATTACCAGACTTTTTACTAAATGGGAATTAAAAGTAAAAGAAGGTGGTGAAATTCAAGCAATCGGTGATCAAATAATTAAAGTAATTGCTTTAGAAGCCAAAAATGTTGATCAAAAAATTATGCTTCTTAAATTTTTAAAAGAAGTTGTTTTTGATAATAACGTTAAAGCAGGTAATACTCCAAATAATGGTTCTAATAGTAATACTCCAAAATCTTCTTCTGAAGAAGATGGCGATATTACCGCAGAAAGAAGACTTGAATTACTTACTATGGTTCAAGAACATTTTGAAAAAGAAGAAGAAACTAAGAAACAAAAAAAATAAAAAATGAGTTTAAGTGACGACAAAAAAAATATTTTCACAACCATTGGTTCATACACTTCAGTAATTCAAGCAACGAAAACACCTGATACTACTAATTTATTTCCTTCA